TTTTTAAATATTATCAAACCTTTATATAATATTATTGGACATTTTGGACGATTTTGTATATGGTTTTTATATGGTTTTTAAGCTATAAAGGTTTGACAAATAGAGGTTTGTATGATATGATCCATGCCCCAAAGTAAGGTTTGACAAAAGAAAGGTTTGATGGTAAGGTTTGGCAGGCCCTTTAAAACACCCTGGACATTACGGCCCCATCTGTATAAGAGCTCAATAACCCATTAGACATTATCAAACCACATGTAAACCATATATAAAAAATATCAGTAAGATTTATATGTGGATAACTTGTGGATAACTATGATATTTTAAGCATAAAACCATGTGGATAACTGTTCATCTTGGTGTGCTATCATGGATATATGCTAACAATAATTTCAATACTAACAACCTGGTATCTCACAAAGTTATACTATACAAAAACCTTTACTATCCAAACACCAGTAAAAGAAGAAGGTCCTATGGTGCATATAAGATGTGTTAAGTGCTCTCAAACCATATACACCCATAGGGATAATCTTAGAGCTCCATACTACTGTCTAGCCTGTGGATAACTTTAAAAAACGGTACACTCTCTTAGGCTATAGCCCAGAGTCTCTGAGTGTCTTGACCTGATCAAGTAAAGACTCATCTATTTTCATATTGGAGTAATCAGAGACAGCATCAGGTCCTACAAACCTAAAAAATAACATCTTAACATACTCTCCCTCCTCAAACCTTCTATGAGGTCTCCAGTGTATGTTTGTATTAGGGTTAAATGCTATAGCGTTATTGTCTTCTACTGAGTATAGTTCTGTGTTTATTCCTAAGTCCCACGAAATATTGGACTCTAGTTGGTAGTCAATAATAATATCAATAGAATCACGATCAATGTGTGGTGGAAGGTTAGGTTCTCCATAAATGCCATCGTAATAAGCATATGACATGCTAGATAGCGAAAGCCTCTTATCTGATATATCATTTGCAACCTGAAGAAGTGTACCAAGAATCTCATTTATCTCAACATGAATAGTACCAACTAATCTACCAAGCGTAGTGTCATTATTAATCTCTGTTGTATCAAGCACTTTCTTAATAACTGATATCTGGCTATCAGTAAATAGATTGTCTATCTTGTGTATACTCATTTAAATATTATAGCACCCTTGACATACCCTGGCTTTTCTGAGACAATTGGAATGAAAAGGAGAAAAACATGACAACAATGACACAAGAACTACTAGCAGAAATGATCTATCCAGAGCACTCTGGTGGACGTACGGAAGTAAGCATTCAGGCTATGCGAGATATTATTGCAAAGCATGACCCAGAAGGCTTTAGCGCTTTCAACCCTTACGAACACATGTAGTTATGACTCCTGGACATGAGCCTAAACTGTCCAAACAACTACTATTGAAAGGTTTTATTATGAAGGGTTCACTTTGTGCTCATAAGCGTGGAGAGCGTTACTTTACTAGTTATCACTGGTGTAATGAATGTCCTCCTATGGATATCTACCGTGCCATGGAGCGTCAGCAAAAGCTTGACTGGACTAAGGCTAATGCTAAGAAAGATAAGTAATGGTTAAACCAAATTGTCCAGCACGTAATGATAGGGATGAGCCAAACCTATTTTCTAAGGGTAGTAGGGGTGGCAGTAGGGGAAAGGTAAAAGGCCGTCGTCGTAAGCCTCCAAAGTCTAAGCCTGTTATGAAGGTTGGTGGACGGAAGGTGTCTGCTGCTATTGTTGATAAGACTAAGTATAAGTTTCCAGTGGAGGTTTCGCATATTAAGGATACTAACCAATAGTGCCCCTTTGGGGCATGAAAGGTTTGCTACCTCTATATCGCCGCCGAACTTAAAAGCTTAAACTAAAGCCAAAATGTTGGTATACTGTTAATGTTAAGCAAGAGCAAAGGGGTGTGTAGTGAATAAAGTTGTGTTTAATTCTTTTCCAAGATCTGGAAATGTCTATCAAGCTACTGTATGTAAATATTTTTTTGAGCGTTATACAGCTGCTGTCCATATGCCAGAAATTTTTGGTGTTAAGGAAATAGACAACATTACTATTTTTAGAAAACCAGAAGATGCAATTGCTTCTTTAATAATGAAAGAGTCAAGGCCTGAGTCAAAAATAGATAAGGACGAAATAATTGGTAGATACTACAAGAATGCAGACATCTACAGAGAATACATGCAGTATGCTATCAAAAATAAGGAAAATATATATATAGGTAAGTTTGATGTATTGATTAATGATACAGTAAAACATTTTGAAAACATAGCCAAATATTTTAATATTGAACTTTTAGACAATTATGAAGACAGATTTTTAAATGCTAAGCTTTCAGGCAATCTGTGGGATGATAGATATGATGGGCATATTCCACGTCCAAAAAACGATATAAGGATTAATATTGAGGAAGTAATAAAAAACATCAATCCTATAAAGAATATAAACAAAGAATATGAAGATTTTATATCTGAGTATGCAACGATTTCATAATTGTTACAACATATACCAAACTCAACAAAGACTTCTGTATGCCCAAATTCCTCTAAACTCTCTATCTTCTGGCTTGAATCCACCAGTCACAGCATGAGCCAGTTTGAATAGATCTGGTATAACCAAGTCTCCCTGTTGCCAGTTATGAACGATTCTGATATCCTCATTTTCCATAATAATCTTTTCTATTTTTCGTATCAGTGATTTAAAATAGTCTAAAGACTCTTGAGATGGAGCTTCATTCTTATAGGAAACCAAAGGAACTATGTGAGGTTCTGGGAGGATCATAAATCTAATGATTGGCTTATTGGTTAGCCAGTGATTATCAATGATTGGGTGCTGATCTGAAAGGTTTGTACTTGAACTAAGATAGCCAGACTTTACCTGTGAATCCTTAATGAAGTCTGGTTCAGTTATTATGCTATCACGAAGAAATTGCTGTTCTTGCTCTGTAAGCATATCAAAGACAAGTCCTGTATCTACAAAATATGTTTTTCCATTTTCTGGGTTAGTCTTAAAATTATACATATTCCAGGTTGCAGCAACGATTGGGTTGGTGTAGTAGGTATGCTCAACATGCCACTCTACTATTACATCATCTGGCCCAGATACTATTTCAGACTTACGCTCATGGTTTTCTACGTACTTGCTACTTTCATCTGCATGAAACCATCCAATAGCCTGACCTACCTTACGACCAAACTCAAAGTGCTCTTTCTCTGTTAGGTTGGCATTTCTAAAGCATATTACTGAATCAGATATAAGCTTATCTTTATAGTAGTCTATATTAGAAACTACAGCGTCAATACCAGGAAACTCTACTGGTTCTACTTTTATCATTTTATTTACCCTTTCATTTTATGGTTGACCAGTACAAGCATCTACTAGTCTGTGTGATATAGAATGTCCACATGGTGATATAGCTGCTCTACAATGGCAGTGATCCCTAGTTGGCTCTTTTGCTACAGCAGTCTCAATAGCGTTACATTTCTTATTAATTAAATGTGCTATATAAACCTCACATGGACAAATGCCTTCTTTGCTGCCATCTTCATCATTACAGAAGCTAGGATCAATACTAGATTCATCAAACATCTCTACAAAATCAGAGGTGCTGTTGCATGCAGAACAGATTAAATACTTATCTGTCAATGCTGTTAGGTTATTACCACACTTGCACCTATATATCTTATGCATTTATTGATTATATCATATTTGACATACCATGGTATGGTATGATATAGATATGAAACCAGGCCGATGCTTTTATTGTGATAAGGATGCGTCATACTTTGATGTAATCATGGATGATGAAAATTACATTATTGCTGACGTATGCATGGATCACTTAAAAATGGGATTATCTTCTTAATGATACCAATCTTATCAATACCAGTGTTGAATAGGTATGACTTATTGGATGAAAACTTAAATCTAATAGACTTTCCAATTAAAGAAATCCTAATAATAAATAATGGAAAAGAAAAATATCATCCAAAAAAAAAAGACTTAAACATAAGAGTTTTAAACCTACCATCAAATCTCGGAATGTCTGGTTCTTGGAACCTAACTATCAAGCTTTATCCTCATGAAAAGTTTTGGGTCTTTTCTTCTGCAGATACTCATTGGCTTCCAGGATCACTGGAACATCTTTATAAAATAAGCGGTGAATCAAGAATGGTAACAACAACAGAAAGTTTTAGTTGTTTTTCTCTTGGCGAGAATGTTGTAAGAACAGTAGGACTATTTGATGAATACTTTTACCCATATATTTTTGAAGATAGTGACTATGCAGAAAGAGTTGGGATTGCAATAAAAAATGGACACCCACTAGAATTTTTCCATAGAGTTGTTGATATATCTGTTCCATATGGACCAGCACAAACTGTTTTAAGTGACCCTGAACTTTTTAAAAAATCTAATGAGACATATCAAAAAAACAAAGAGTACTGGGAATTAAAAAAATCACAAAACCATGAAATTATGGGAGAGTGGAATATAGATAGAAGAAGGTCTCAAGAATGGCTGTCATAGGGGTACTTCCAGCATCTGGCAAAGCTTCACGAATAGGTGGGATACCAAAATTTTGTTTACCTATTTCAGATGAAAGATCTTTACTGCAGTGGCATGTAGATCAAATGCTAAAAGTTTGTGATGAAGTTAGAGTGTCTACTAAGTCAGAGTGGGTACCAATCATTCAAAACATGAACATGAATGTTAAGCTTCTTGCTCTTGAACCATCAACAATGTCTCACGCAGTAAAGTTTTTAGTTGGAGATTATAATGACACAGTTTTAGTTGGTATGCCAGATACTTATATTTATAATACTGAAAAAAACATATATAAAGAAATGATGGGTGTTTCTGGAGATTTAGTCGTTGGTACATGGGAATGTGGTGATGAACTTAAGGGTAGGGTTGGTCAGGTGCTATTGTCTGGAAATAAGGTTGTTGCCTCTATGGATAAGGCCTCTGATTGTGAGTATCCACACATGTGGGGAACCATGTTGTTTAGAAAAAACCTGGTAAGATATATAGACCCAGATTTAGAACATCCAGGGAAGCAGATACAGGAATGGATAGATATGAACCTAGACATAAGATCATCAAGTTCAGGTGGTAAGTATATGGACATAGGTACATTCTCAGGTTTAAAACAACTATATAAAGAAATGGACAACTAATAAAATGCATAATGCCAAACTAAACAATGAGGCTTTTCTTGAAATGGATTTAGATAAACTATCAGAAATCTGGGAACCAAGAAAAGAATATATAGAAAAAGATTTATGGGTCATTAGAAACTTTTTAACACCATCAGAATTAGAATGGCTAAATGCTGAAGCAAACGATCCAGATGGTTGGTATAACACCATGAGGTCTCCATATGGTGGAAACACTAAAAATAAATTCTTAGGATACATACCAGACTATGATGAGAATGGAAACATGCTTGTTCCTACAGAGCATTCAAAATGGAAGGACAGAGGACCTACTAAACACATAGAAAGAAGAATAGAGGCTGTTGTACCTAAATATTTTGGTGGAGCTGGTGCCCTTCAGTCTTTCTTTGAGGTTCCTGATGAACAAATTTTTCAAGAAACTGGAAGAAAAGATATTGATTATGCAATGCCATGGCATTATGAAAGAGATGATAGTGACTCAGAAGATCAGCAAACGACTATTGTAGAAAATTCAAAAACACAAGGAAAAAGAATCAATAGTAATGGAAAAATATCAGCTTCCTTTAATGTTTATATTAATGATAATTTTGATGGTGGAATATTAGAATTTAAAAATAAAGATTACGTTATAAAGCCAGAAGTTGGTATGTTGGTCAATATTCCTATATACAAAGAGTTTGAGCATAGAGTCACGAAGGTTACAAATGGCAATAGACACACTATATATGGAAGATCTTGGGATAGAGAAGATGGTAAATACCTTTCTACCAATGAGGACTGCTGAATGGAAAAAAGAATACTCAAGAATGGGTCAGAAGCAGATTCATTTGAAAAGCCAGTTGATCTTATCATACACACGAAGTGTCCAGAAAAATGGAAGCTTATTGATTTAGAAACAGGTGAAGAGTATCTTGGATCTGAAATAGGAACAGATTTTGCAGAAATACTGAGAGAAAAAGTTAAGATTAATAAGATAGGTACTTGGGTAAAAACTAAAGGCAAACAATAGGATTTGACATACACTCATAGTACCTATATAATTAATATATGAGTATAGGCAATGGTGTGTAAATGCCAAAAGAACCTAAAATTATGCAGATGGACTGGAAAGCTTTGGGATATGAGAGGGAGTATAAAGATGGCAAACTCAGATGGGTACCTCAACAAGATAACAAAGACAGAAAAGACAAAGATACTTCCTCTTAGATGGATTGGTAATATCTGTAGTAATATTGCTACTAGGAGTTTGCTTAAAGCTTTTTATTTAGATGATCAGGGCAGTTATGGATACCGTTTCAAATTCTACAGCAAAGTTTGGGTTACACTTAATAAGCCATATGAGCGTTGGGGTACCTACTATACAATTGATACAAGCAAGTGGGATAAATAATGAGACAACCTATTCATGGTGCATTTGAATCATATCTGCAACCAGATAGCGGTACATGGAACTGGAATGAATCGTTACAGGCTTGGGAAGAATTAGATAATTATAAGCTACAAGAAGCTTTAACTATTTCTGGATATCCAAGAAGTGGAAACACATTTATTAATCATGCATTTTTTAAGATGTATGATTTTGCTCACATTAACTTCAATCGTCATACTGTAAAGAGTATTGCAGAAAGAGATCACACTTTTGTTCCTTTTAGACACCCGCTTGAAGCAATAAGTTCTTGGCACATATATCAGCAGGTACATTTTTTAGATGTAAGGTTTATTGAAAACGATATCAAATTTTACAATAGGTTTCATGAACAAGCATTAGCAATGAAAGATAAGATAACTTTTCTTGACTTTGATCTATTTAAAAATAACACAAAATATTTAGAGGATAAGGTTTCTCATATATACAATGTTTCTGCAATGCCAGTAGAGGCTAATGAGGTAAAAGAATTCATGGCTCATAGAAGACTGACTCTAAATATCCCACGTAATGATGATGAAACTAAGCAAGAGGTAATGTATTTTGTAGAGAAGCAAGAATTGTACAAAATATCTTTAGATCTTTACAATCAAATCAAAAAATTATCTAATTAGCTATAAGCGATTTATCTGCCTATTTACAAACTCTAAGAACTTTCCTGTTAGTAAAGTAAAACCTAGCTCTGGTTTAGAATTAACACACTCTGCACTAACCAAATACTTTGCCCACTCCTTAACTGCAGCCTTATTCTTGCCAGAAGTGTCTGCCAGAAGGTAGGATACAATACCTAGAGGGTATGCTCCAGGTTCTTTGGTTGCATAGTCGTATGTAAGTATGTTGTTTGAGTCAACTGATGCTTCTCCTAAGAAGGCTGACACATTTGCACTGTCTGGTGCTACGAAATTACCAGATGCATTTCCTATGTTTGCCACCTTAAGATTAAAGAACTTAGCAAATGATACCTCTGCATATGTAATAGAATACTTAGTTTTTGATGCCAAAGTTGCTACACCCTGTGACTGATTTGCACCAACAATTCTTCCCATATTACCAATATCGTTTATTCCCTTTGGGAATGATGTTGAGAATGAATCAGATACAGCTTTTGTCCAAACCTCTGGAGAGTTTGCCTTCATAAATCTAACAAAGTTATTTGTTGTTCCAGAGTTATCAAGTCTAAAGACTACCTTTATCTTTTGGTTTGGTAGTGTGTAAACAATGCTCTTGGTAGCAGTTCTTAGGATTACGGGATTCCCAGACTTATCCTTAACTAGATTGCCAAACTTATCTTTTCTATAAATAACTTCTTTAATCTTTCTATTGTTATCAGCCTTAATAGCAGGATCATTCCACATTGTTATTTCTCCCGCAAAAATCTTAGCTACTGTAGTTGATGATAAATATAGCTGTCTGTTTCCTGGGATATTGTGCATCACTGCGATAGGTGCTGCAACGATTGGAATGTGGATTACTGATGGCTTCTTTGTTGATGCTGTGTGTGCAGAGTCTGAGAACCAGAAATCTCCAATGCCCTTATCAGATGAAGTCTTACCAGCACCAGATCCGTTTGCTGAATATGTAACAATGTTTCCTGTTGACTTGGCATAAGATGATCTGCATTCATCAATAAGGTTTGCTGGAAAAGATGCTCCATTACCAACAATATTTTCTGCTGCAAAAGCAGGGGTAGAAATAGATAGAGCAGCAACGACTGCTATTAGGATAAGTTTAATTCTCATAATAACAGTATATAGTAAATAAACTATATTATGACAAATAATAGGCTCATTTAACCAAGTGTTCACCTGATGTTCTACTTGACTTGAACATAGATAAAGTGTATACTTGGTATATGAGCAAAGACAAAAGAATACTTAAAGATGGATCAGAGGTTGATTCATTTGATAGGCCAGTTGATTTAATTATACATACCAAGGCCCCAGAAAAATGGAAATTAGTTGACATGGAAACAGGCGAAGAATACCTTGGATCTGAAATAGGTACTGACTTTGCAGAAATATTAAGAGAAAAAGTTAAGATAAATAAAATAGGCACTTGGGTAAAAACCAAAGGCAAGCAGCTTGACTAATACCTGACTTTAAGGTATACTGAATATATGGAACAATGGATGAACGACTATGCATCTTGGGTGCTTGTTATCAGTGGTGCAGCAGCAATGTTTACCATTGGTCGTAAAAAGCGATGGGGATGGCTTTGGTTTATATTTAATGAGTTTATGTGGACAGCATACGCCCTGATTACAAAGCAGTATGGCTTTATACTTGGCGCTATACTCTATGGTGTAGTTGGAGTTAAGTCATACATTAGATGGAAAGAATTATCATTAGACAAACATTCATGGAATAAGTTTTTAAGATTGGTATGGTCACGCAATGATTAATATGGAGATACCTGACCCATTTCAAACCTTTGTAGCCAAGAAGTATGCTAACGCCAAGGGTTATGTGCATGACTTCTTTACTGGAGAGTGGTCTTACAAGTGTTTAACTTGTAAAGATGATCTTTATGCTCCATCCCGCAAAATTATGACAAAGATTCGTTTATACCATACAAGAAATGAGTGCACAGGTGGATACTGAAGAAGAGTTTGACTTAGAGTTTACTGTTGAAGAAATGATTAATATTTATGGTATTAATAGTCTTGAAGATTTAGATAGGATTAACTAATGTCATTATGTATGATAGCAATACTTTTAACAGTACCGTCTTTTTTATTGGGATACTTTATATCGTACCTAGTAATGACTGTTGGAATTAAGCAAGACAAAGAATAGTGGTATTAGCTCCAGTAGCTCAGTTGGTTAGAGCCCCAAACTCATAATTTGGTCGTCGTAGGTTCAAGTCCTACCTGGTGCACGAGATCTTTTATAGATCTACTTATATAAGGAGAATAAATGAAAACTGTAGGAGAAAAACTTGGTAACTTTGCCGTTACTGGAGTTAAGCCTGGGGCATTGTCTTATGATGATTCCTCATTTGAAGTACTAACGCAAGATTCTTTTCCAGGCAAATGGAAGATCATTGTGTTTTATCCAAAGGACTTTACATTCGTATGTCCGACAGAAATTGTTGCATACGATGCACTTGTAAATGATTTCAATGATCGTGATGCAGTATTGATGACTGGATCAGTTGATAATGAATTCTGTAAGGTTGCATGGAGAAATGCACACGATGACCTAAAGAAGACAAACTCATGGGCATTTGCAGATACAGCACATCAGTTGGCTGGAGATCTAGGCATTCATCATTCATCTGGTGTTACATATCGTGCAACATTTATTGTTGATCCAGAGAATACCATTCAGCACATTACGGTAAATAACCTTGATGTTGGTCGTAATGCAGATGAGGCACTTCGTGTGCTTGATGCACTACAAACAGGAGAGCTTTGTGCATGCAACAGACCTCTTGGAGGAGAGACTCTATAATGTCTTGGGTTGATCAGCTTAAGGACAATCTTCCAGAGTATGCAAAAGACATTAAGTTAAACCTTGATGCAGTAATTAATAGATCATCTATTGATTCTGAGCATGCCACATATCTTGCTCTTGCAGCTGCCTTTTCAACTGGAAACGGTAAGCTTGTTGCTTTCATTACAGCAAGTGCAACTGATGAGGTAGAAAGAAATGCTGCATTGACTGCTGGTGCAATCATGGCACAAAACAATGTTTGGTATCCATATTTAGAAATGGCAGATGATGCTAATCTTACTGGATTACCAGCACAACTTCGTATGAATGCAATTGCATCTCATGGTGGTACAACAAAGGGAAAGTTTGAGGCATACTCTCTTGCTTCATCTATTGTTGGTAAGTGCCACTTCTGTGTTAAAGCACACTATGAAACATTGAAAGAAGAAGGCTATACTATTGAGCAGTTGCGTGATATCGGAAGAATTGCAGCAACAGTTAATGCATTAGCAAAGATACTTTCAGCTTAGAAAAAGTCCTGGGTATGACTAAAACTGCCCAAAATGCGAAAGTAACTCAATGGTAGAGTACTACCTTGCCAAGGTAGATGTTGCGAGTTCAAATCTCGTCTTTCGCTCCAATTTAATATGCACCAGTAGCCAAGTTGGTTAAGGCATCAGTCTTATATACTGAAGATCGTAGGTTCAAGTCCTGCCTGGTGTACGCCCCTATAGCTCAGCGGAAGAGCGGACGGCTTCTACCCGTTAGGTCGGAGGTTCAAATCCTTCTAGGGGCACTTTCTTATATAAATATCTGCATACATATTTTCTTGCAGAGCAAAACCAATTACTTCCCAATCCTTGTTATCATTGAGAAATTCACAAACTACTTCAATAACACCATAATCAACACCGTGATCCTGATCAACTATGTAATCATTGAATCCAATAATTCCACCTTCTGCCAATAATGCAAGGGAATTAATAAGGTCAGCCCTGCAATGCTCATAGTCATGGTTAGCATCTATGTATACATAATCAAATTTCTTATCAAGTGTTGGCATTATTTTTTCGCTATACCCTTGGTGATAAGTAATAGTCTTAACATTCTTAAATCTATTTTTTACAAAATCAAAATGTCCTGCTTTATTAAATCTGTTACAGTCAGGCCAATCGTTAGCCTTAAACACGTCTACAAGGTCAATAGAGGCTGGATTAACTTCTTTTATAAGTACTTCTGCATAGTCTCCAGCAAGCGTGCCTATCTCAAGTATCCTTGATCCTTTTGGAATATGCTTTGCAAATTCTTCCTTGCTAGTAAAAAGTCTTGCATTATTAAGCTGTTCTTGTGATATAGTTTTAATAGGCATAAGCCTAGTATATCAGAGTCTCTAGTGTATAATGATATGTATGGGGTATCCAAATTGGTTTAATATAAGCGCCGTGAAATATTTTAATTTAATCTTGCCACGCAGGTTTGCAGGTAAGCCCTTAATAGACTTTCTACAAATAGGTGCATACACTGGAGATGCTAGCCAGTGGATGTTAGATAATATACTTACAGATCCAACCTCATGGCTTACTGATGTTGATACCTGGTCTGGGTCTGAAGAAGAAGTACACAAGAAATTTGACTGGAATGAACTTGAACAGTTTTATGATAGCAGAATGTCTGCTTATACAAATGTATGTAAAGTTAAAGGGTACTCTGAAGAGTTCCTTAATACCGCTGAAAAATCACACTATGATTTTATATACATAGATGGCGATCATACTGCACATGGAGTATATACAGATGCAATACTTGGCTGGGATAAGCTAAAAATTAATGGGATAATGGCATTTGATGACTATCTATGGCAACATGATACATACCAAGAACACCTTAGACCTAAGCCAGGAATAGATAGGTTTTTACAAGAGCATAGTGGTAAATATCAGATACTGATTATGGATGAGCAAGTTTGGATATTAAAACATGAGTAAGCTTAAAGGGTTTGGGCCAACGTATGTTATAAATCTTAAAGACCACACTCATAGATTAAGCAGTGTAAAAAAGCAGTTTGATAAATACGGAGTAACTGATTATACTATTGTTGAAGCAGTTGATGGTAGGAAAAGCGATCTTTCTGATCAAATATCTGGAAAGTATCCTAAGTTAAAACCATCAGAAATTGGCTGCATTATGTCTCACATCAAAACAATTAATCTCTGGTTGAATACATCTAATAGTGAGTACGCCATTATAATGGAAGATGATTTTAGTTTTGATACTGTTGAGCATTGGTCATGGGACTGGGAATATGTAATTAAAAATCTACCCAAAAGGTGGGACATTATCCAGCTAATAATGATTAAGAATCAGCCAGTTAAGTTTAGCCTTCATAAAAAAGAAAAATATAATGTCAACACAAGAGCTTCATATGAATGGTCAACTGCATGCTACATAATTAATAGAAAGTATGCAGAGTCAATTGTTAAATCTCATACATTTGAGGATAAATATGTTCTTAAAAGCTACGGATTACCAAATCAAGCAGCTGATGTTATTTTGTATAGTCTTGGTGAAGCATACTCTATGCCACTATTTACTCACATACTAGATCCTAAAAACTCAATCAATAAAAACCATGAGGACTTTCATTTAAAATCCAGCAACTATATAAACAAGTGGTGGGAAAAAAATGGTAGGCTTTACTCTAAAGAACAGTTCTTTAATATTAATGAAGGTCTGAATTTTAAAATTGATAAACCAAACATATGCTTTAAGATATTTCATAATGAAGAAAATACTGAAATAATGAAAAAAAGAAACATACTTACTAAGCGTGCTACAGACCAGCTTATAAAAGACTTTGATAATTTTGATACACCAACCATTATGATGAGAAGTATTGAAGACATACAATCATTCTATAAAGACGCAGCAATTAAAGTTGACCCAAAAGGATGGCTTGAAGAAGGGTGGAAGCCTGGGGAGCTTGGAATTTGGGCAAGCAACTATACAGCATGGGCAAACTTTGCTAACTCTAAATATGACCATATAATATTAATGGAAGATGATATACAGCTTTCAAAAGATTTTAGTCAAAGACTATACGAATACATAGATGAGCTGCCAGAGGACTGGGATGTATTCACTGTCTATGTTCCACCTACTGGTAATATTAGATATAAAAAAGATGGAAAACATTTAGACGTTGGAAAGAAAAATGTTTGTAAGGTTTATCAGTCTTGGTCATGCTTATGCTATGTTGTAAGCAAGTCTGGTGCAAAGAAGCTGCTTGAAATGGTAAAGACTCCAGTATCAAGACCAATTGATCACTATCTATTTTATAATGAAGAACTAAATGTGTATGCTATTAAATACAACAGAGCAAACATTTGTAACATATATTCAACAACATCAACTGTTCAGCATACAAAAAAGCAAGACATGACTGGCTATCTTTAAACAAACTTATTGTAAAAATATTCTATTGCAGAGCCTTTAGGAAGTTCATTTTTGTCAATGCCTTCTCTATTTAAAAATTGATTCCAGATCTGCAGTGTATGAGAGTATTTACATTTATCTAAAACCTCATCTAGGTGCTCGCTCATCCAAATCTTTTTCCATTGCCAGAAATGAATTGGATAGAAAACCTTTGGTTGCTGTGCATATCTTAAAAGACCAAGCTTTTTAGCACACTTTGTTACAAGTAGTGGTCCTATCTCTGACCAAACTATCTTTGTCTTATCGTACTTAACTGAGTTATCTATTAGCATGGTAACAAGTTCAGAGTCTTGTGGCATTCTTAATATACCGTTTGCAAGTCGCCCCTCTTCTTCATACCCAAACAGGTAATCTCCAAAATCCCATTTGTGTCTAAGGCATATAGAGTCTGTATCAGTCCATGTAAGACCTGTTTTTTGTATCATTGTATATCTAAACATATCTGCGAATGGTCCATATGAATTCTGTACCTTGAAAATTTCAGACTCAGGAATTATCTCATTGGCATCAGACTTAACTACACCGTTTGGAACCTTCATGTCCATGTCGTAAACAAAAAGGGTAAAGGAATGTCCATAGTATATAAATGAAGCAAGAGCTGTCTGTTCAACCTTACTTAATGGATTGCCTATCCATAATGATCCAAAATCAGCCATGACTATATCCTATCATACAAAAAGAAAAGCCAGCCCATTTCTAGGCTGGCCTTCTTTGTTTTATACTACTTTACTTGACTGTTTGTTTTCCCGCCACCAGAAGATTTCTTGGCAGGTGCTTTTGCTGCCTTCTTCTTTACAGGTGCCTTAGCAGCCTTCAGAGCCTTGTCTACGGACTCAGCATCTGGCAATAGACCAAAAGCCTTGTCGTTAGGGTTAAGTGCTCTGATTGCTACTGGTGCAATAGCTGCGACTAATGCTGTCCATAGATCCTTTGGATCTGTCACGCCTGCCATGTACAGGGCTAAGCCTGATGCAAGTACTGATCTTCCATATGAAGATAGTAGCGCCTTTAGTTGTTCTGTATTCATTTTTCCTCCTAGGATATTCTATGATCTTTATGATCATCATGAGGCAAACTATTTTTAGATAGCCCCAATTCTTTGTAATGTTTAATAAAATTAATAATGTTTTCCCTTTCTTTTTCTGGAAAACCATTAATTAAAACTTGATTTATACCTTCACTTTGCAACTTTTTCATGAAGTCGTCAAACTGTTGAAAAGTAAAGAATTCAATGTCATTTACTTTACCTGTTTTTTCACCATCTCGCCATACAGGTCTATTAACATATTCTTCAGAAATACTAAGCTCTTCTTCTGTCCTTCTAATTATTGGTGTCAAAGCTAACATTATATTTTGACCAGATATGTCAAAACTATTTCCTACATCTTGACCGCTTTTTTCACTAACTACTGTCCAGTATCCATTTTTATAGTCTCTGTATGGCAATATCATTTTATTGCTGTTTTGCGAAACTTCATTAAAAACATATTCGTTGGTTGTTGATACATAAAAATCTAATAAATGCTTTCTTTTATTTCCAGGCATAGTGTTAAGCATTTTTACGTATTCTATCAAATAATTAGACCTATCAATACGATCTGAGTCATCATTGATATCTCCTATGATGCCCCCAAAATCTTTTTCATGCTCTTTAACATATCCAGATATTAGGTTAACCTGTATTCTGCCTGGAGCAATTGAGTTTATTGATTTGCTAATCATGCATAAATATTGTGGAGATATTGTATAGGGTCTAATTGCAACTAGATATTTAATCTTTTCATTTAGTCTTATATCTCTTGCTACTTTTGTAAAAACGTCACCAAGAATTGCGTCATATACAAACATAACTCCATCAAAATGACTCTTTTCTAATCTGGTTATTTCACCAGGATTAAAGTTTCCACCAAAGTAATAAAACTCCATATTACTATTATCTCATATATCCTGAAAGTATGTAGTAGCCAAGCCATAAACCAATAATGCCAGCGACACCAGCAAAAACTGGTGGTGCTGGAACTGGTAGCTTAAATGCAGCAAATACTACACCGCAACCAAAACCTGTAAGTATTGACAGGAATATGTCTTTCATTTTTCCTCCTCAGATGGTAAAAGTTTTTTTAGCTCTTTATACTCTTGTGATATTTTTTTCATTGAGTGATAGTGTGGATAAGCATCTCCTACCAATCCATACTCATCAAAGTATGCGATCTCTGGCTCAATTTCATTAACAAACTTTTTAAGACCAGACTGAACATCTTCAATATATTCGTATGCCCAATCACGAGAGTCAGATAAAAACTTGATAAAGTTTTCTTTGTGCACGTCGTTGTCAGACTCTTGTTGCTTAGTGCTATTAAAAACATCTTGCACCCTTACTAAAGACATAGCTAGGGTTAACATTCTTTGTCTAAGCAGAATAACCTTTAATGTCAATAAAATTGATGCCGTACTAACAGCAACAAGCAATAGTCCAATTATCATTGTAGTTAAATCCATTTATTTTACCGCTTCCCTAGATACTAACACAATTGCACCTTCCATCTCAAGAGCATTCTTAAGCTGAACAACATACTGTAATGCTTTTATTTTTTCATCATGATTCATAGCAATAAAGTCATACTCATTAAGTTTGATTGTAAGGAAATGATCATTGTCTATTAGTTTTACTGAAAAACCTTTAGGAGCAGTAATAGAGTGAAATGCTCTACGCATTGAATCAGTGTACATTTACTTTAATCCTTTTTCTTATCAACAAAATTAAATACTTCTTCAAGTGATTCCCAGCCCATGTCTTCATCAACTTCTAACGCTGCAAGAAATATATCCCATGTTTCATAAACATACTGTTTTGCAAGTTCATTTGGCTCAACAAGATCGTTGTCAACTAGGAATGCAATTGGAAGTCCAATATCGTTATATTCAATAAAGTCCTTAAAGTATTTATCTGACTTATAGTCCATCCATAGTTCACCTAGTATTGAACAGATTGATTCAAAACTGGTTACTTCTTTTCTGTTGTTAGACTTGTCCACATTTGACCCCACTTTTCTTTATTTCTGTGCCTGCTAAACTCTCTTGATATTTCGCCATTCTCTAAGTATATACCGCCCCAGACACCCCACTCTTTACCTGACACACCATTAGCAAAGCATACTCTTTGAACTGGGCATGACTGACACAAATCATCTATTTTTGGTCTGAGAGATTCATCTTCTTCATATTTGTCAAAAAATAAATTGGTATCTGAGTCAAAACAACGGCCTTCATCTTTCCATAAGTGTTGTTTCATATTTATACCTTATATCTATTTGGAATATCCCACCCATTGCGATCAGGTACAAAGTTTTTAGCTAAAAACCATTTTCCATTACGATAGATTCCGTTGATAGCTGTCTTTGCCATATCTGATTGTTTTGTTTCTACAACTGTCCAGCCATCCCAATGTAGATTGTAGTTCTTTGCAACAATCTTTTCCATTGTATTTAAATTATTTATGATCATTTTTACCCCTTTAGTATCGGAAAATTCCAACTTCAATGTTGTTTTGTTCTGCAGTCGTAACAAGTTTAGAAACAGGTTGCTTAGGCTTACTAAGAAAAGCAAGGTAGTTTACACTCTTGATATTTTCTTCAATGTACCATGTAGGCACCTGTATAAACTTAATCTTTCGTCCACGAGACTTCATACCTCTTTCTGAAAGATTACAAAACTCAGAAACAAAAGAGTTAACTGCAGCAGGTCCTGCTGAGTAAACTAAAAATTCTTTGTCTCCATCTTGCATTCCAGAAAGAGCGACACCCATAGCACGAAGAAAGACTTGATAATCATCAAAGTCAGTTGTTCCATGCACCGCTACTATCATCAGAATTTCCATTCTTTAAACTATCCAAAATGAATAGCATCTTATCAATATCCCGATTTGACATATTGTTTGTATCAATTGGCCTTACAGTTTCTGGATTAACCAATCCTTCAACAGTATCAGCTATATAAAACATATTGTCATGAACCCAATATGCATGATCTTCTATTATCAAAACCCTAACCGTATTGTTTTTCAAATGTTTTCTTGCTTGAGAAAGCGGTTTTGGCTTTTCAAAAAGATCATTAGGAATAAAATTCTTTACTATTTTGTGTATATCACTTTGTGTATATACTACTTTAGCAAAATATTTATCCTTCTTTTTTACTGCTATTATAATTATAGAGCATACTGCTATCAATGTCAAGTTGATAGCTAATAACTCAATCATTAGTTTTCCTTTTTAGGATGCTTAACAGTATAATTATCAATAATAGATTTAATTGTACCGTTTTTATTTAAACGGACAATTTTGCCATTTTTAATCTGTGTTGGATTAAATGATCCAGCCTTCTTCTTTGGCATTAATCGTTACCATTTTCTTTTGGTTTAAATATGTGTGTCAATGATTGAGACGTTGTATAGTCTTTACCAAAGTCAGCAAACAATGCTTTGTCTCTTTCACGATTAGCAATTCCTCTTGACCATGAATAACCTGCGTCTCCACCCCACGCAAGCCACATTATGTATCCATTAGATGGGTTTGCTGAGTTGCCCCAGTCCTTACCCTTCTTATCTACTTCATGGCGTGAAAAGTATGAGTACATTCTTTTAACAGTGCTAAGAGATATTGTTTCTCCTCTTGCTAACTGCCCTGCACGAGTCCAACCAACTGCAGTTCCTGCACCAGTTGCTTTTCCATCTTCTTTAAACTTAAGTGCTCTACGAGCTGCAGATCTTGCACCAGCAGGTGGTGAGTAACCTTCTGCTTTTGATACTGTATCTGTATCGTATTCAACTGTGTCATCGTCTTCAAATAAGTCATCTGCTTTTGCTACTGGAACACAGTTAGGAACCATCCTACCGCCTTCTCCAGGCTTCATTCCACGTTGTACATATCCATCCCAACATGGTGCTTTCTTGTTCATTTCATCTTGACAAACTGGACATTCTGGGCAATCAACATTTAGCTCTTTGCATGTTTCGCATCCACAACCTTGATATGCTTTACCAATTGATGCCTCTGCTGGGCAACAATGAGATTTGCCAATTGATGAGTCGTACATAGCCATCTCTACCTCTGAATCCATTGTATGATTTTCCATATCTGCTATAGTTGCATCCTGATACATCATGCCAATACTGTATGCGGTTGGCTCCCACTTACCATCTTTTTCTTCATAAATTCTAACAGCCATTGCTGGATTTTCTGGTGGCATAGACTGAATTGCATACTCTGTTCCAGGAACTCCGTATACCCCACCCTCAACCATAATATGTTCTACAACACCATGGACAAGACCCTCAGATGTTGTGCCCATAACGAAGTCGCCTTCTTTTATCATATAACGATTATATCAGAATTCTTTGGGCTTTACGACTCTTTTTAGCTC